ACCATTAAAAGCGGTGAGGCGCCACTTGCTCAGCAACAAAAAGCGTTTTTAGCATGGGCTAAAGCTTCTATACAAGCGGCGACTGCTGCAGGTACCTATGTTGATAACCAGGTGGCTATCGAAGCGCAAAACCTCAATGTGGTTAAGTCATTTAAAGAGTTAGAGGAAAAGTACGGCGAAGTTGCAACCAGCGCAAAAACAGCTTCACAAACTGAAAAAGAAGCTGCGAATAGCCGGATTGAGCAACTTAAGCAACAAGCTGATGCCTCAAGAGCTTACTATCTTTCAGTACAGGAAGGGTACAAGTCAGGCAAAGTCTCTGCAGAGGAATTAGATATTGCCTCTCAGCAGCTTGTCACCTCAACTATTGCCCTAAGTGATGCTCAAAAAATTGTTGGCACCAGCACCGCAGCGATGGGTGAAGGTATTCAGGCTGCAGCCAAAGATAGCGTTGCCTTTTTACAAGCACAGAAAGAAGCCTATGATGCCGTAGCTGTTGCCGCTAAGAAAGCCTTTGATGATGGCACAGGCTCTGCAGAAGATTACCTTGCTGCTGTACGCGATCTCACCTTAGCCAATGAGCGACTACAGAAAGCGCAGAAAAAACAGTCGGAAGAAACTGCAGGTCAAACGCAACAGGTTAAGGCGTTTGAAGCTGCTATGAAGGCTGCCAATATCACTACTGTTGCTGCCATGAAGGAGCAAGAGCAGACCGCTAAAAAAGCCTATATTGCATCTAAAGAAAATGCGGCCATTGGGGTTGCCTCTGCGAATGATGTTAAAGAGGCGTTCCTTAAGTGGGCTGAATCCTCTATTCAAGTCGCTGCCGCCACAGGTAAACAGGTCGATGCCAGCATACTTGCCCAAGCTGCAAATCTTAATCTAAGTGGATCCGTAGAGGATTTGATTAAGCGTTATATGCGGCTTAAAGATGTGCAAAATAATCTTGGCAAAGAGAGCGAAAATACAGCAGATAAGGTTGATAAAAGCGCGACTGAAATCGGTACTACCATGCAGAACGGCATGGGTATTGTTGTAAAAAGTGCCGAACAAGCAGGCGAAAGCTTAGGCGGTGTTGCCCAGTTCTTTACTGATTTTTTAAAAGGCGTACAGGCTCAGGTCGCGGCATTGAGTACCGGCGCTGTTGACTACTTTAAATCTATTCTCTATGGCCAAACATTACTGACAGATGGCCGTAGCGAATTAGAAAAGACCAGAGAAACCTATCAAAAACTAAGCTCTACCATTAGCGACCTGCAAAATACTTTAGCCAAGAGTATCGATTTTACAGGAATTAGCTCTTATGCCCGTAAGGCTGAGATTATAGGTAAGCAAACTGAGAAGGCTTATTATGGCCAACAAATTCGCATGTTGGAGTTGGTCGAGGCATTAGAGAAAGGTGATAACGCTAATCTTAAAATTATCAATAGTGCTGAACGGGCAGCAAAAGGATTTAACCTCTTAAACGATCAAGATATCAGCAAGCTTACCTCTGCGATTGAAAAAGCCAAATCTCGTATGGATGGCTTGCGTGACAGTGTGCAAGATACGCTATCCACTTTGCAGGATGAACTTGATCAGTATCAAGGTAAGCAAGACCAAATTGAGGCCCGTCGATATGCAGAAGATAAAGCCAAACTTAAAGCGCAACTAGCTGAGGCCCAATCAACAGGCGATAAGCAATTAATTGAGCAAATTAAAGATGCTCAACGCACCTTAGAAGAAGTCTATAAATATCGGCTTGCAGAAGTTAAGGCTAGTCAAGCCGAGCAGCAGCAAACTAATCAAACCCAAACCGTCAATCAAAATACCAGCACTAACACCGCCAGTAGTAAAACCACAACAGTCACCGAATCGTTACCTACGCCTAGCCTTTCTACCTCAGGTGAGGTGGCTACGCTGCGCCTGGTTTATGGACCGATGACAATAGACGCTTTAGTTAAAAAGCAGTTATTAGCTGAGTTTATGGCACAGGTTGAACGTCAAAAAAGCTTAGGTAATTAGGGGGGGGATCGTGACAGCTAAAATCGACAATATAGAGCCGCAAATCACTCAGTTACTGTGGCTTAACCGCAATCAACAGTCACCATTTTTGAGCAATATGAAACGGGGAAGTAATGGGGCGCTCTTGATTAACCAGACGCCTATTACCGTTGGAATGCCGATCATTGTAGGTACAAGTGAAGGCTGGATGCACCGTAGCGACTTTGAAGCGCTGCAGATACATAACCTAACCACCACCACAGCTTTTACAGTGGAATTACATGGCAAAACTTGGCAAGTGATTTGGGATAACACCAGCGGCGCTGCGATCACCGGCGATGACTTATGGGCTGACATTAATGGCCATTCATTGCTAACCAATGTCGTTATGAAATTTTTAACCGTTTAAAGGCCGTTTAATATGACTATTACCCGTTTAAATTTAAAAGTATTCAAACCCGAGTTACTGGGTTCAAGTAATGAGGCTGGCGGCCAACGGACTAAGAACGTAGTGCAGTCTGGACAGCTTAATGAGCTATTTCCCGCGATATCCGATATCGACCATGCCCAATCCAGTATCGACATTGTAAAACCTTACCCTGCGCTCGATACGCCAGACACCAGCACTTTGATTGATGCACATGTGTTTATCAGTGAGCCACCGATAGACCCATTAGTTAATGTATTCATGATCGAGTCTGCCGCGCTGGATGATGAATCTCGCATGACGGATATGAAAGAGATCATTGAGTCGTCAGTCACTGCAGGAGAACTGATCCGCGAAGGTGGTCCCGGCTTCCTTGTGAACCAAAACTCATTTTCCTCAGATTATCTGCAGTCGTCTTATCGCTTTAATGACCGCGACTATTGGAAAACCACTTATCTGCAGGTTGGCCAAGTGATCTGCATCACCGTGGAATATCCAGGTATTGAAAACGTGGCATGGCCACGCAAAACCCATTTTTGCAAAGTAACGCGCACCAGCATAGTGAACGGTGCTGTGGGTACCGTAGTTTTTGAACCACCGATCCCCTTTGCGACACCAGAACCAGGTTTGCAAATCAATGGCCAGAGTAAATGCACTCGCTTGCGATTATCTAACACTGCATCCCCATTAAAATTCCACGGGGTAACTAAGCTGACTGCCGCCGCCAGCGGGGTAAATTTAGCTGTGGGCGCGACTCAATTATCGTTACTGCCTGCGATCAACACCTTAGCGCCAAAGCCAGGTAATACCATCACGGGCGGCAGTGATAACGGCGATGCCACTGTTAGCCAAGTGATCCGCAAAGTGATTAGCCAGCCAAGCGCAGAAGGGACGTACAGCTATACCTTCACCACAGCGGATTTACTGATAGATACTGATGTTGTCACTGCAGTTTCTACCGATCCTTATGGAGTTTTCGCCGCGAGTAATTCATTAGTTCAGTCGATTACTATCGGAACGGGTAACGTGACCGTTACGCTGCGGCCTGATGTGCGCTTTGTCAATAATCCCACTGTCTCGCTCTATTATGTTTCTGCGTATAAATACAGCATTTACTCAAGTGCTAATGCATTCCCTGCCAATAAGCAGTTAACGGTCGGCAGTATCAAAGGCCGCGCTGTGTTTGCTGATAGTAACTATGTGCCTCAGGACGTGTATGAAAATGTGAATAGCGGTATCGGTAAACTCTATGACGCCACTGAGTTGCTGGCGACCATTGATTATTTTACGGGTGTCGTTACCAAGCAAACGGTCAGCCGTGGTGATTTTGAATTGACCTATTCAGGTTTAGTTGAATCAACCGCTGCAGCGGCAGCCGGCGATACTACTGCTAAATTTGCCTTGAGTGTGGCTAATCCATTGTTAGAAAGCTTTTACGTGCAGGTTGAACGGATATCAGACCACGCCATTATCAGCGCCTCATCTGACAACCAAGGCGTGATAACTGGCAGCGGCATTAGCGGCACTATCGTAGATGGTTTGGTTGAACTGTTATTTACCAATCCGGTGGATTTAACCACGCTGCGCTATGACATTACCGACCAATTGCGCCAGCTACCACCCGCCGAGATTTACGGGCTAAACCCACTGCGTATCCCCAATGACGGTATTGTCGATATGTTCAGACGCTGGGGCACTGTCGCGCTTTCTCATACTCAAGTGCAGCAAGTTACAGACTCTATCGGTGCTGTATTTACGATTCGTGAAAATGCCCAGTTTGTGGATATTACTGATGCCAATGGCGCCAGCCTATGGACCAATAACAATGACCATTTCACCGTAAATAAGGTGGCAGGAACGGTCACGATTAATAGTGATTTTACCGGGTTTACAGCGCCATTTGTGCTGAGCGATACCATTATGGAACTCGGTCTAGTTTCATCGTTTTCAGGCAATAGCATTGTGTTGGCCAAGCCCTTAGCCCGTGAGTATCCAGCAGGTACCACACTAGCCAGTGTGCAAATCCTTGGCGACCTGCAGGCGCGTGTTGGCAGAGTGCGCGATATGACCGCTTGGGCCAATAACTGGGACCTCGATGGCGACCCAGCAACGGGCAACATGAATGCGGTTGACTATCCTATTGAAGTCAAAAACACCACTGCAGTGAATGAAGATTGGGTATTGATTATGACCTCAGCCTCCGC